CCGTTCATAAGACTTGGTAAGACCACTATGAGGCTGTAAGCCAGTACCAGGATTATGGTACTTACCTTTAGTGCGGTCTCTTGTACCCCAGTCTTTTGCGGGTTCTTTAATTGCTTCATTGTCATAATAATAATACTTACTTTTACTTAACAGAAAGATATACTCATGAGACTTTGTACATCTATCTCTTACACTCTCTGGCATAGGGTTTGGTTTATGCCATATGATATCTTGTCTTAGATACCATCCATCCGCACGTAAAGCAAATGCGAGCATCCAAGGGATACCAATCAGATCCTTATCCTTATATCCTCGGAGTTTGTTAGATCTTCTTGGTGTAGTCTTAGGTAGGTCTTGTCTATTAGCAGAGAATGACTGCTTAGGTATACACCCATCCTTTCTATAATTATAGTATGAATCACCAATGTTTAACCATAGTGTACCATCTTCCGCTAGTACATTGCGTACCTTACGAAACACTTGTACCATCTCTTCAACATACTCTTCTGGTGATTGCTCTTGACCTATCTGGTTATCCTCACCACCATAGTCTCTTAGTCCGTAGTACGGTGGTGATGTAACACACATTCTTGCACTATTTGGTAAAAATGCATCAAGTGTCTCACGACAGTCTCCAAATAAAATAGTGTCTTTCATCTATTTCTTTCATCCCACTCTTTTAATATCCATGAACTACTATTCTTTTTACCAAGTCCACCGACAGCCCATCTAAATACCACTCTTTCATCTTCACTAAACTTATCATACTCTGGTACATTTTCATTGTGTCTATCTCCACCATTAGCAAAAATTACCTTATCATATATTTGTAAACATTGTTCAATGGCATGATTTGCATTTCCATCGCTATCATTAAATTCAATAACATTATCAACCACTTTCAATGCTCTGACAATATTAATTCTTTCACTAAATGGCATAAAAGGTTTACCCTTTTTTCTTGACAACCAATCATCTGAATTAACACCAACTGCCAAGGCACTCATTGGTGCTATTTGTTTTGCTGAATTTAATAATGAAATATGGCCACTATGTATTGGATCAAATCCACCTGTGACTAAAACTACGGAAGAAGTCATTTTGTTATTATAGAAATTGCTGGTTCTCCTCTCTCAAATACAGTATCAACAACTGCCTGTACTTTTCGTGCAGTAGAGATGCCCACCTTTGAATATACTGGTATACATACTAACCCATATTTCTTATTTTCGCAACCCTTACGGATCACTCTACCAATAGTTTGTGATATTCCAATGTAATCCATAGATCTTAAGAACAAGACCGCTTCAAGACCCTTTACGTTGATACCCTCTGCTAAGATACTGTGATGTAATACAACAAATTTCTTATCAGGATCTTTACCCCATGCACTTAATACATTAAAGAACTCATCTCTGGTTACTTTCTTACCATCAATGACTGCACCAGTTTTGGATGTAATATACATGCAAGTATAACCTCTCCATGCAAGTTCATTAATGAATTTACCATATGATATTAATCCTTGGATCTGCTTGGTAGACTTAGCACACACGAGGATCTTCTTAGTCTCATGGTCATCAATATTATCCATGATCTGATTACATTCTACATCAAATGTTATCTCATCTTTCTGTCTTATCTTACTCTCATATACTTTTACTTTTGGTGGTAGGATGTGACCTTGTTCTACCAACTTAGGTGCTGGTACATTACAAATAACATTACCGAATATATCACTATAATTCATACCTATCTTGAAAGGTGTTCTACTGTGCTTAGGTGTTGCAGTAAAAAAGTAACAACGTAAAGAATTAAATGGTAGTGAAAAGTAATCAACTGATTCTATGAAATTCTTTTGTACTGCGTTGTGTGCTTCATCAAAATATGTTGTGTCTACAACAACATCTGCTTCTACTAATTTATGAAGTGAATGATATGTTGTAAAGATTAATTTACTTCCCTGTGTATCTCTTACCCACTCTTGAATTTTATCACTCTTAGTTGTACTATAATGATGTGTTTCACCACTATGTACGTGCATCACAGATACATTCTCAATCTCTTCCAAGAACTCAGATGATAATTGCTCTGCTAATAGGATGCGTGGAGCAACTACAACAAGAGTTGGATCAGTAAGACCATTGAGTCTTCTTATAGCATCCTTAATAGCAATAAGAGTCTTACCACCGCCTGTAGGTACGATGATCTGCCCCTTAGGATGTCTTGCTAGTGCTTCCAGTGCTTTTTCCTGATGGGGACGTAATTGCATTAATACTCTTTGTCTATATGAGTATATTATAGCATAAAAAAGACCCCGTGCAAGGGTCTTGTGGCAGTTTGCCTATTGGTTCCTTTAAAATATTATAGAGCCTGTCCTACAAACCCTACAGAGTTAGTTATAAAAATTAGAATTTTAAGTTAACTTATTTACCCTTCAAGTGCAGCAATTCTTGCTTCAAGTGCATCATTCTTCGCTGATAGTTCTTGAACTGCCTTTACAAGCATTGGCACTATAAATTTTTCATCAACTGCCAATGGATCTGTTATTGTCTGAGTTGGATTTAATGGATCAGTTCCAACTCCAACTGGTGTTGTTCCAAAAGTAGATACTAAATTAGAATCTACAGTCTGGACTTCTTGTGCTAGAAAACCATATAATTTATCTCTATCATTTTGACAATAACCATCTATCCAACTAAAAGATACTGGTCTTAAAGAATTTATTTCACTTAAACCTTTGTCTAAGGTGACTACATTCTTCTTTAATCTAGAATCAGATGCATTATAGATTATACTAGTATTACCTGGTACTCCAATATTACCATTCGTATCCATAACCATTCGTAATGGTCTTGTTCCAGTTCCAGCACCAGAAGTTCCAGCAAAGAATCCTATAAATGCGTTAGATTGTATCTCCATCATACCGTTACTAACACCTAAACCATATACATTGTCTATTGTCTGAGCGTTTGTTCCAGTACGACTCTTATATAAATGAAGTTTTACAGCACCATAATGTCCACTACCAGCAGTATGTGTACTGTTTAAATAAGAAGTTCCCATATTTATCACACCCGTAACCTGAGTGGTTTCAGGAACGCCACCTCCTTGATTCAAAGTTATATCATCACTACCTGCAAAAGTGGTGTCTGTAGCACCTATGATACGAAGTTTTTCTTTAGGTGTTCCTCCAGAATCTTTAAGAGAAAATAATATGTCTCCACTATCTGTAGTATTAAAAATGCCAAATGTTCCATCTGATCCACCATTACTGAGGAGATCACCGTCTCCTGCTCCTGAAGTATTGATGTTCAGTGCCTTAACTGTAAGACCACCATTAACATCAAGTTTTGTTTGTGGACTTTCACTTCCAATACCAACATTACCAGTTGATCCGATGCGAAGTCTTTCATTTGTTGCAGTAAAAAATTGCACTATTTGACTAGTACCGTCATATTGAACACCAGCACGAACTTGTCCGTCACTCCCTCCTTTATAACTATAAACATAAAAGTCACTATCAGAACTTTTAATATTACTTGATATTTTTAAATCTCCACCTGATTCAATGCGAAGTCTTTCACTACCATTAGTGGCAAAAGTTAAAAGATCATCTGTATCAGAACCAAATATATAATTATTATCTGTAGCTCCAAAAAATATTCCACCATCGTCAGATGCAGTTCTTCTTAATCTTATATCTCCTCTAACCTCAAGTTTTGCAGTTGGAATAGTAGTTCCTATACCAACCGAATATCCTGCTCCTACATTAACATTAGATGCAAAATAACCACCCACAGATATATTTGTGCTTATAGCAACAGTAGTTGCATTGATACTTAAATCACTTGGACTCGTAATAATAGGAGACCCAGAAGCACCAGTTAAATCTAATTGTTTTGTACCAAAGCTCTTATTTGCCATTTTTATTGTTTTTAGATATTTATAATTGAGTTATAGAAACTCCAGATATATTCACACCCTTTATAGAAGCTCGTGAATTATTAGCATAAGGATTGAATAATATTCGAGTATTATTACCCCTTAATGCATAATCATCACTCCAATAAGCAACAGAATTAACACCTACAGCATCTTCAGGTGTATAAGGAAGGGAACTTCCAGATCTACCACCCCAAAATTCTTCATTATCTACCACTACAGACCCTTCACTCATTAACCAATTTCTAACATCAATCCTATTCATTGATGGATCTGCCTGTAATTTTTGTGCAATGACACCTGTTACTTGTGGTGCTGCCATGCTAGTTCCACTTATAGGAACACAAGAGAATGCATTTGCTCGTCTTGTAATATCATCATCAGGTAATGATGTATCGAATATTGGTCTTCTAGGATCTCTGT